ATGCGGTAAATCGACGCTCATTAATAGCGTGATTTTTTCCGCGCTGGCGAAAACGCCGGCGGACGCGCGTCTGATTCTTTGTGATCCAAAAAGGGTTGAGCTTTACAAGTATAGCAAGCTGCCGCACGTTTTACGCTATGCGGAGGACGCGGCCGGGATCGTCTCCGCGCTAGAATACGCGGTGCGGATAATGGATCGCCGATATATTGATATGCGGGCGCGCGGGATTGATCGTTACGCGGGCGGACCGGAAATCTACGTTGTAATTGATGAACTGGCGGATCTTATGATCGGTCCGCAGAAAAAAGCTTTTTCGGCGACATTGCAGCGGCTTTTGCAGCTTGCGCGGGCGGCGGGGATTCATGTGATAGCGGCGACGCAAGCCCCGAACCGCAAGATTATTCCGGCGGAAATCGTCATTAATTTTCCGCAGAGGATCGGTCTCAAATGCTTGTCTGGAATTGAGTCAAGGCAAATAGTCGGCCTGGCGGGATGTGAGACGCTGCCAGCGCATGGTATCGGGATTTTCGTATCCGGCGCCAGGGTAGAGCGGGCGGAAATCCCGTTAACGCCGGCGGAGGACCTGGCCGCGCGAATTGCATTTTGGGACGCGCAAAACAAGTGATTGTAAATGTTTTCCGGGGATCGCCTGCGGGCGGTCCTTTTTTTGTGCGCTTTTCCGGGCGCTTGCGTCCGGGGCCGGCGGCTTGCGTTATTCTCAAAAAGGATAGCGTTTTAAAGCCGTTTTAAGCGCGTTTTAGCGCGTTATGGTATAGATGTAGCCCTGCGGCTTTTCGGCGCGTCTATGAGGCTGTTAGAGGCCTTGTGCGGCGTGTTTTGTGGGCGCGCCACCGCTGGCGTTGTGGCTTTTCGCTCCGGCGGGCGCTCCGGCGCGGTTTTCATACCTGCGGAGTAGGTTAATTAGCATACGCTAATCACGAACGTGTGTTCGCCGACCACGGTACAACCATCAGTTGTGGCCGGCCATCAGACCGCCATCAGAGGCCCATCAGGGGCCATCAGCGTTTCATCAGCGTTTCCCGGAAAGCCGTCGGCTTTCGGCGACACCATCAGCGCAAAAGAAAAGAGCGGGGCATCCATCTCCCGCTCTCTCTGCTATTATTTTCCCGTTTCGGCTTACACTTCTGATCTCGGCGGCTTGGATCTACCGCCCTGTCACCGGGCAGATAAGCCCGCAACACTCGTTCCTTGCATTCCACAAAGCGCATTCCTGACGCATACACACCGCCAGCTGCGGAAAGTTTGCCACCGCCAGGATGGGGCATATACGCGTCTTCTGCGCCGCGTCCAACATAACGTCCGTACGAAGTTTGATCGTTTCGGTTTCCACTTTGTTTTTCACCTTTTCCGACCCGTCAGCGCGGTGCCTAAAAGCGCCGGGGCCGGTCACATATTCAGTTGTCGCGTTTGGGCGTTCTCTTTTCATTTTTGGGTGGTGTCGCTACGAAAAGCCGCTGTGCATGAAGCCGCTCCTTTCCTATCTAAAATGCCGCTAAGATAAAGATAATGTAGGCATTAAGATAAAGATATTCCTGTGGTATATCGCAGATGGGCATTCGCCCCTGTGCGCGTCATCCCTGTGCGTGACCGCCCGTTCTCTTGCGCTTCTCCCAGTACCGCTTGTTCGCTTCCCGTTTCTTGTCCGGGTGTTCGGCGGTGTAGTCACGCTGATAGGCATTGTGGGCGTTCTTCGCCGCCCTGCTCATTCCGCTCGGTTTCTTCTTAGCCGGGGTCTGTCCCTTGTTCATTTGTATCTCCTTTGGCCTGTTCTTCAAGCCCCTGGGCGATGCCGCCGATAAAGTCGGACACCGCAATGATAATTTTCTTCCGGCGCTCTGCCGCCGATACTTCTCTCCAAAGCTGTAAGATAAAGATAGCGCTTACCACTAAGGCAATATAAATGTCCATCAGATATTCCTCATGCTTTCCACCGTCTTCCGCAACCGCTCGTTGCATTTATTGCAGAGTGCCGGGTTGCCGGCCTTGCCGCCCAGTTCCTTGGCGTGATACTCCCATTCCCATTCGGTGATCTTCCTGGCGAAGGTCAGATACTGTACACCGTCCTTTATCGGTTTCCCGCACAGGTAACAGATCTTCGCGTTTTGGGGAATGTTTTTCAGACATCCGTCGGCCCCCTTGAACGACATGAATGACACTATGTCCCCTGGCTTCAAGTCCCTGACCAGCTGCGCTCTGAAGCACTCCTGAGGGCAATCATCCGAACAATCGAGACAATGTGCATAATCATGATTCATCGCTCTTCTCCATCTCGATCAGGAACGCCACGTTACAAGCTATATGCCACAGATGCGGAAGCCCGCTCTCCTCGTCCAGCTTGTGCGGATCATCCCACGCCGCACGAACGTGGCGCAAGATTGCTTTCCAGTAGCGCTCCGTCGATACCGTCTGCCAGTTGAGCGGGTCGCCATATTTAGCGACTCCGTACTCCCGCACCTTTTCGATAGCGTCCAGTACCTGTGGCGGGACGAGCGTGTAGTCGGGTTTGCCTTGGTCAGCTTTCATCCTCTTCTCCTCTCATCTCCGCGCCGCAGTTGGGGCAGAAGTCGAATCGTTCCGTTTCGTTGTCAATAACATTAAACATCGCAAGGCACTCCGAACAACCTATATTGCTTTCCGTGAAGTACGGAGTGTCTTCGTTTACGCCTCCCCCTTTTTTGTTGACCGCCTTGTAGTATGTTTCTGCGTCCTCTATCCACTTCCCCTTCTTCCGCTCTGCGGACGGCAAATTGTAAACACAAGATGCCGCAATTTCAAAAGCGTGATTTAGTATCCTGTCCGTTTCTGTCAGCGGATATAGTTCATCTCCGAATCGTATATGCTTCTCGATGCTATCAATCGCCGCCTGTCTGCTGATAAGATCGCTCATTCCTTAACCTCCTCATACTCGCCGTCAATGAAATCCCCGGCGAGATTCCGCGCTTCGGCGACCAGGCTTTCGGCGCTCTGCACCTTCTCGATGTTGGCGTCCACGATGACGCGCTTGTTGTCCTCCATGTCATAATAGTTCTTGCCCCGGAAGATGTATGGCACGACCGGCATCTTGCCCTTCAGCACCATATCCGCGTCATAGGCGGCCATCATCTCCACCGCTTGCTGCATCATATACTTTCGTTCATCGGAGCAGCCGATGCCGTTGCGCCACCGCCGGACCGTTTCCCGCGTAGTGCCGATTGCCAGGGCGAAGCGTTCCATCGTAGGACCGGTGCCGGTATCCACGCACCAGCGGAAGAACTCCTCAATGCGCTCCTCCATCTCGTCATCCGTCACATCATTTTTGAACTGGTGCGCCGGCTGGGCGAGAACCCTCGCCACATTCGCTGCGATCTCCTCATCCGTTTGAATCAGCGCAAGAAAGTTCTTGTGTTCGCGGCTTGCGATCTCCGTCCGCTCGTCGAACCGTTCCTGTTGCTGATGGGGAGACTTCTTAGCTATCTCTTTTACTGGTTTTCTTTGGGACTTTGCCATCCCTTACCTCCCTTGTCACCTCTGCCAGCGGCTTATTGTATGCGACCTCTGCAGTGTATACGATGCGCTTGCACTTATCGCACATCCGTCTGCGCCATATCACTCTGTTCGACAGGGTGCGGGTTTCCGTCACGCGGAGCGTCCCGCCGCATCGGCACTTTGTTATCATCTTTATCCCCTTTGCCGGTGATGCCGGCATCAGTTGAACGGAAGTTCGTCCAGGTTGTCCGGCGGGATCTCCATGAAGTCGCCGCTGCCGTCCTGTAGAGAAGTTGCCGGCCCTTCGGCGAAGACCACGGATACGTCGATTTTTGGATACCATTGGCCGTTATACTGGGTTGAGCCCCTCTTGACCTGCGTGATCTCTTTTACCTTCACGGTCTTCCACCGCTTGCAATCCAGGGCGTTGTTGCCGTTCGCCCATATGCCGATCTGATCGCTCCCCTGTTCGGCTTTCTTCCTGAACAAGAGCCAGGGGCCTCTGCCGCTTGCGCCGCTCTTGGCATCTGCCATGTTGAAAACATCACCGACCTTGACCTCAACCATTCTGTTCGTCCTCCTTGCCCTTCATAAGGGCGCACACTTTGTCATAGTCCTTCTGCGTCACATCGGTCGCCTTGGTAAACCCTGCCGCCGCCAGTTTCGTCTTCGCCTCGTTGGCGTTCATTCCGGCATCGGCAGCAATAGCGAACAGCCTCTTGACCTGCTTCGCCGTGATACGGCTGTTCTCGTCCGTGGTCGCCGCAATATCGGCATAGCCTTTTTCTGTGAAAGCCTCGTTCTCCATATCCTGGCTGAACATAGATGACAGCCCGGAAACGTGGAGAACAGCATCCACCAACGCCCTTTTCTCTGCCATCTTCACCGCGCTGTTTGCGGCATCAAACGGGCCATTGAAGCCGTTGCGTTTTTCCCTTGTGTTGGCTGACCCGTAGCCGGTCGAGAAGATATACTCCTGGCCATTCTGCGCCACCTTGACCAGTTCGCACTTCATCAGGTAATAGAACGTGGGGTCTTTGCCGCCCTCCTCGATCTTTGACTCAATGGAAAAGTGCTGCATCAGCCCATACGCCATTGCGATCTTTTCTGCGCCGGCCTTGTACAGACTCGGCTGCTTCGTCTTCGGGATCACACCGAAGTCCACATCCCGCTTCAGTTCCGCCGTCTGACCTGTCAGCGGGGAAGTGATCTTATAGTTCCAGCGGCTGGACTCTGCCAGCGCCTGTTTTGCCTCATAGATCGTCAGTTCTTCTGCCATTTGGATCTCCTTATGTTTCCGTGATTCCGATGCCGTACAGATGTCTGAACAGCTTGCGTTTCAGTTTGTATTCCGGGGTTCTGAACCCCTTGCAATCCTCGATGACCGTGCCGCCGTCCGGCAGGTCATAAACGAAATCAGCGATGTAGGAGCATTCGCGTTCAAGGACCTTGCCCTTTTTGACGCCGCCCCTGGGGCCGACCACATCCGGCAGCCGCTGTTCGGGGATGAGCAGATACTTGACTTGACGGCGGAGGTTGTGGATCTCGCCGGCGGCTTCCATCTTTTTCAGCGCCTCATACCGTCTTGCCTCTCTCTTACTGTCGAAGGTCTCGCCATCTACTACGGTCTTGACGGCTTTATATTTCCGATACATCGCGTTCCTCCCTTGTCAGATCCGAAACGGCTTTGATCGCCAGCTGGATCGTGTCATACACCTTGGCCTGCACATCGTACTCCGTGAAGCGTCTTGTGGTCCTGTCCTCAAGGCCGGTCGGCGCTTCGGCGAACGCCCAGTCATACAAATGCCGCACCAGTTTATTCGCGTCTATCGTCATCTCGCGCCCCCTCTGCTCCTCTTGTGTTTGGAAATCTCAGCTAACTGCTGATGAACCGCATAGCATTTGGCAAACACTTCAAACCCGGAAAACTCATTTTTCTGCTCCCACTCCTCGCAATCGAGCAGCCGGTAGTCGCCGTTTGCCTTGAGGAACAGACCGTATCTGCGGCACCCTTCGTTGTAGCCAAGGCAGTAGGCATAGGCGGCGGTCTGAGCGCACAGGCTGATGTACGTTTCCCTTGTGGGGCTTCCGACCGTCTTTAGGTCCACCACGGCGGGTGCGTCATCAATAAAGCCCCATCTGTCTATCGTCCCGGCGAATCCTCTTCCCGGCGAACAGACCGGCGATTCGATGCCGACCCATTCCGGCGAATAGTCCCGGAGAAAGGTGTTGTAGGATCTCAGATACCCCTCGATGCCGTCCTGGATCTCAAAGTCACCGCCGTAGTCGATCATCTCACAGGCGGCGTGTACGGCTTTGCCGCGTTCTGCCGCCATCGCAAGGACCGAAGGATTAACGGTCCCAAGGTCTGCCCGGATGAAGCGGAGGATCGTGGTCACGCTCGGCAGTTCCACGCCGTCAACGATGTAGGTGTGGGTGTCTTCGTTGAGGATCACTTCAGACATGGATCTTCTCCTCCCACAAAAAATCCAGTTCGTACTGCCGCATATCGTCTGCTGAGATCGGATAGGTGTAGTAGAGCAGCGTGTAGTACTTCCCCTGCGGATCATCGCATTGTTTGACGAGGCCGGCCATCGGCTGGCATCCGGGGGCAAAGCCCCTCAAACGCATCCCATAGACAAACATTGGTTCGCTCCTTTCTCTGAAATGCCCTTCTCGCTTCGTGTGCGCCTCATAGACGCGTTCTAATGCTTCGGACGAGTATTTTATCGTATGCGAAGTTAAAATCGATTCTCGCGGCTGTTAGAGGCCTTCTCGGCGGTTTTGGGGTTTTCACTCCCAAAACGTCGCATACCCCTTGTCCCGGAGATACTCCCGCAGGCAGTTGTCGCAGACCTTGTCCTCGGAGAACGGCACCGGCGAAAACTTGAAATATTCTGTGTCCGGCGGGATCGGTTCGCCGCAGACATCACAGACCGGCCACCGTTCCATCTCGGCGTCTAACGCGGCGAAATGCCTTTCAGCTTCCACCCAAGGTTCTTCCGGCATCTTCTCTCCTTTCCGGCAGCTGGTCTCTCTGCCTCCGCTCAAGCGCCGCCTTTGCGGACGGTGGCATCAACTGGTAGTCGCGGTCCCTCTGCGCCCGCTCACGGTACGCACGGATGAAATGACTCATGATGACCGGCTCGTTGAAGTCCTCGTCCACCGCCCAAGCCCGAAGCTGTTCCGGCCTTACGCAGGCCCGGATGTCGCCCGGCAGCTTCTCCCATTCCTCGGCGGCGTAGTAGCCGCTTCTGCTTACCGCCTTGCGGACGATAGCCCAGGCTTCCGTCCCGGTCCGCTCGTCTGTGTGCGTCACGTCGAACATCTTCTGCTTGACCTGACCGATGTTCGGCGGATAGGTCTCGGCCCTTGTGGCGATCAGCGCGGATACCGCAGCGGACACCACTTGATAGTCATCATCGGCGAACATCGCCGCCCACAGCCGCACAGCCCTTGTCAGGCTTTCGGTGGTCTCGCCACGGTAGAAGTGCGGGTATGCGGTCTGAAGCACCGCAAGAATCTGTTTGGTTTCGCGCTCTGTCATGTTTCGTCCTCAAGAAGCAAGTCGAAGAAGGTTGCCCCTCGTCCATTGGCGGGAAGTTCGTGGCTGGTTTTTCCGTGGCGGCTGTTCCATCCCCTGGCGGCTGCTCTCCAGTCCTTCATCTTGTTCTTCCCGACCATCCAACCCTTGGATGCGTAGAAGTTTACAAAGCTTTCGGGATCTACATGAGCAAGGCCCTTTTCCGCGACATAACCGGCGACATCTTCCACACTCGGCGGTCGAAACGCCTTAGAGAGAGCGTCCCCCTGGGGGGACAATATATCTTGAGCGTTAGCGAAAGATATATAGGGGGGTACTTCTTGGACTTCTTGTATACTCTCTTTACTCTCTCTTTTATTCTCTTCTTTCTTTTGCTTCTTTTCTTTCTGCTCTTCTTTTCTCTCTGCTTTCTCTCCGAAAGTGTTTCCTTCGTGTTTCTTTTGTGTTTCTTTTGCGTTTCCGCAATCTTGATATTTGCTATAATTTACAATGGTTAGGAGCGTTTCTTTTGTGTTGCTATTGCGTTGCACCATGCGTTTCCCTTCAAGCAACTGCAAGAAGTTTAGAACCTTCTTCGTACTCCAGTCCCACCGCTTCGCAAGGTCGCGGATACTGGTCTTAACGCAGCCTCTCGGCACGGTTACCACCTGCGCCCCGGACAGGGCCTCCCGCTCCTCATAAGCTGCGAGGAGCAGAAGGTCTATCCACGCCTGTCCACGGCTAAAAGGTTCACCGCGCCAAAAGTCACACTCCAGTATCTTCCGATCTAACTTTATCCATCCCATTTTCCGTTCCTTCCGGGAAGTGCTTTTTCGTTACGGCGATACAGAACTCCTCGATCTCGCTTGCCCACACAGGTACGGCTCCAGCTCTGCTGAACACCAAAGGGAATCCGCCGATGCCGTCGAACAGGCTTGCCATCGTCACCGTCCGTTCATATTGAGCGCAGATCCGTCTTGCCAGCCATTGCCAAAACGGAAGGGCAATCGAATTGCCAAGTGCTTTGTAGCGAGGAGAGTCAGCGTCTTTGTGCTTCTTCCCCTTGCTGTCCACCCACTCTCCGATGTTTGTCCAGCCGTCCGGGTATCCCTGCAGCCGTTCACACTCCAGCGGTGTCAGACGGCGGACGATTGCGTTTTGAACAGCTATGTTTTCGCTACCGCCGCCATTATCTCCACCCTGTGCGCGTAAACTGGTAGTTCCTTCCTTGTAAGCGCCAAAAGAAGAAACACCGTACACGCTTGCAATCAACACCGCCTGCTGGTCGTGCATCGTATCCAGGGTGTTGGCCCGTTCCGCCATGCTCATCTGGTTCAGTTGACCGTTGCCAACGCAAAGGGCCGTATAATCCGTCACTCGATTCTGGTGGTCGCCTGTTATGGTGCATACCGTCTTGCCGTCGCCGTTGCCACGGGCGTCATATGTAACCACAGAGGGCCGATGCCCGTGTTCCTCTGCCGGGTGCGCTCCGGGAGTAAGAGCGCCTGTGACGGTTTGGTATGTACCAATAACGAGATTGGTCATGTCCGTTGGCCTGTTTTCGTGGTCGCCAACCGTCGCAAACGCAACCCCGTTTCCACTTGCGCCATCCGCCTTGCCATTCCAAACGATCGGCTGATGCCCGTGTTCCTCCTGGATCAAAATCCCCTTGCCGCCTCCGGGTTTGACCACACGCTCTTGGAAGGAGATGGTCTCGCAAACGCCGTGCGGTTGTGTTTTCAAGCACCCACTTACATTGTCGTAATAACCTCGTCCTTGATATGTGGTGCCGCCAGGCAGCATCACATGGTCTAATCCGTAGCAGCTTGCGCCCTCAACGCCCTCTCCAGCCGCTCCGGCAGTTTCTTGCCCCGCTTCTCCGCACGGTTCAGAATCCCCTGACAAGCCTTTGCGCTCAAAGAGTATCTCGGGTGCGGACAGGCCTCCAAAATCTGCGACAAGCGCGATACGTTTTCTTCTTTGGGGGACTCCCCAAAGCTGTGCATCGTGTACTCGCCAAGCAAGGCTCCACCGGTCACCCATGATGCACCCGGAGTGGCTCCACCGTCCCCCCTCAGGTCGAGGAATAACGGCATCCGGCTTTTCGACCCTTGCGATTTCTTCAAGGACGATTCGGAAGTCTTCTCCCTTGGGGTTGCCGGAACTGAATGCTCCGGGAACATTTTCCCACACCATGTATCGCGGTCGAACAAGGTCATCTGACCGACCATCTCTTCTGTCACGCTCTCGCATCTCCTTTACTACTCGGACCTGTTCCATGAACAGCCCGCTGCGTTCGCCATCAAGGCCGGCGCGTTTACCGGCAACAGACAAGTCCTGGCAAGGGCTTCCCCCGGTGATGACATCCACCACCGGGATCGCTCCGCCATCTATCTTCGTAATATCTCCAAGGTGAATCATTTACTGGCATCTCCCCCGATCTTGGGCGGCTCCGGCGTAAGCCGCCACTCTTTTAGCAACGCCAACATATCTTGGTGAAGCATCTGCGCCGCGTCTTTTATTGTTTGGTCTAACCGTTTGATGTCATTCATCATAATATCGCTTGTTACCGCCGCTTCCGCCACCAAGCAACGAATCTTTGTGATCTCGTCTTCGTCTTGAAAGTTGGTTGATACGTTTGGCTTTTCCTTTTTCAACTTCGGCGGTCCGGCTGTGATGTCATCCTGTTTTACGGCAAGAAGTGCGCTCATCGCGACTACTGCCGCCGTAGGAATCTCGGCGCGAATGCCGCCACCGTTGCTGAATGTCGCCGACAGATAATTCCTGTTATATCCAAGACGGATGCTCATCTCGTCTGCCCGGATATTGTGGTCCTTTAGAATCTTATACAGAACATCCTTGTACACGGTTACGGTCGGCGTTTTCATACGTTAACCCCTCCATGTACGATGGAATAGGACGCCCAATGGGTCGCCTCTCCGAACTTGTTCTTCCCGGCCCGGAACTCCGTGCGGATGTCATAGCCGTCTGCCTTTAGGTCCGCGATCCGCGCCCCAAGACGCATACAGGAAAACTCTCGCATAGCGTCCAGCGGGGTGATGGAGCCATACTGCTGCATATAAGCCAGCACCTTATCCTTCTGCGTCACTCGCATCCGATTCCACCTCCTCACAAAGCTTTCGACCGCCAACATCTTCGACCCGGACATAGGTCACGCCGTCCAGGTGGCACATCAGAGTGCCGATGAACTCGGCGAACTCCTCGTTCGTGAACCCCACAAGCGGGATCTCACAGTAGTCACGCTTCAACACAACGCTCTTCATTTTTCTCTGCCTCCTTCCAATGGGCAAATCTTCCGCAGCTCCTGTCCCACCCTTTTCGGGCGAGAGGCTGTAACCAACGGCGGCACATATCGTAGCCACCAAAATAAGCGCATTCGAAACAGAAGTAATCGTCCTCTTCCCCTTCTCGGCGCATCTACAACACCTTCTTTCTGTTTGCCGCGTTGACGTACCACTCAAGGTTGTCGGCGCGATTGTTGAATTTGTCGCCGTCCTTGTGGACCACCTGCGAACATCCCGCACAGGGCATCCGCACGAAGCACTCAGCGACCATCAGCGACAGGGCTTTGTGTTTCGGCCCCTCATCGTAGTAGTTGACGCACAAGCAGCCCTTGTTCGTTACCCTCGGTTCCTTGATGCCGTGCGGGCCTTTGACGCGGCCAAGGTCGGAAACCCATATCCCCGGCGCGTACTCTTCCCATCTTTCTTCCATACTGTTCTCCTCAAAAACGCGGGACGGGGGTTTTGCTGAGAGGATATGCCGGAGGGGTTTTGCCCTCCTTTTTTGTGTTTTCCCCGCCCGCGCCTTGTGCTATTTTTTCTTCCGACTCCTTCCCCTGGCATCTTCACCAAGCCGGTCACCGATGACGCGGAGCATCTCGGCCTTTTCCTGTTCTGTCGCCCATTTTGGGCGGTGGAGGAGCGCATCGTGGTATTCGCATAGATAAACGGGGCGCTCCCCAAACCTCATTGATTCGATGACCGGCGTTGGTGCGCTCGGTCTTTTATAGCCAGCCTTGCACAACAGGCATTCCGGCGGTTTCTCTTTGGCCCTCATTCGGCCACCCTCACGAACGAGGCGTCCCCGCGCCCGTTTCGGAACATCAGCACTTCGCCGGTTTTCAGACGGTCAAGATCGGCGGCGGTCACTTCCACCAGGGCCGGCTGGCCGTCGATGTGCAGCTGACTGATACACACCTTGCTTTCGGGGATGACCACATAGTCCGTTCCCCAGGTAATGCTCATCGTGCCGTCGCACTTCTGACCGTTGAAGGGACAAAGCCCGGACCGGTCGAGGGCGACCACGTCTTTCATGATGCAATCCATTTTCTCGCCCTCCTTACGATGAACGGGATGGCGAATACCGCCGCCCCTGTGAGCATGACCGCAAAGGCATTCGTCCATTGCGGACCGTCAAGTCCGGCTGCACCAAAGAGGAACAGCACAAGGCCGATAGCACATAACATCATGACTTGCTCCTTTCTGCCAGTTTGAGCAGGAACCACTCAAACTTGTTTACATCGCACATCCACGGCGATGTCCTTCCCATCCCGCTTCGGTAGGCGGGGCTGCCTTTCATCGCACAAATCTCTCGCACGGTAGCCGCGCTGAGATCAAACTTCTGCGCCAGTTGCGCTACATTCATCCCTGTCACTTCCTTCCTCATGCCGTCCCTATCTGCACGAACTTCCGCTCATCGTTGCAGTAGGGGCAGAACATATCTTTGATGTGCCCGTCCGGGGTCTTGCGGTTCGCCTTTTTGCTGGCGAGGATCACGCCGCCGCAGACAGGACACTTGAACACGCGCATCACGGTTTTCGTTTTTGCGCTGGTCATCTCTGTACCTCCTTCCCAGTACAATCGACTACGCACCGCCGTGAAATGCGAAGAATGGGTTTTATTAGCGTAGGGTTTTGGTGTGAGGCAACTTCATCAGCTTTTCGGAGGCTTGCTGACGGCGATGCGTATGCGGCCATACTGGGTCAGGTCTCAGTTGTCAGAGTGCTGTTCGGCGGTTGTTTGGTCAGGCACAGCCGCCAAAGCCTCATCCACACCTATCTTGGGGATGTCCCGCTCTTCCGGCTTTCGCCGGGATTCCCCGGGTAAGGGGTTGAACCTTAATTTGCAGAGATCGCGACGAGCGAAACGCCGTCGCTAGCTAAAAACTATATTATTAAAAACAACAAAAGGAGATCTCGCAAAAGCGCCGGCTCCGGGGAAAAATCAATTATTATTTGATTTCATGGGTAAAAAAATATTCTCAAGCGGAAACGAGTAGAGTTCGCTCAACTCCCGTGCTTGAGAAATTTTAGGTTCCGTTTTGCCATTTTCCCACGCCACAACAGTACTTTTAGTGACGTGCATAGCCTTGGCGACGTCTGCCTGTGTCATTTTCGCGTTAACTCTTGCGGCTGCAAGGCTGATCTGAATGTTTTCCAAGGTTGTCCTCCTTTCGTGTCACCGCTAATATAAATCAATTTTTAATTGATGTCAATACCAAAATAAAAACTTTTTGTATTTTTTATTGCCAACATTCAATTTATGTTGTATTATCGTAGTGCGTAGGAGGTGTGATTATGAATGACGAGGATCAGAAAAGGGTGTTCACCCGGAATCTACATAGACTTATTGACGAAAGTGGCAAGACACAAAAAGAAATCGCGGACGCTATTGGCGTGACGCCACAAAGATTCAATACTTGGTATCAGGGCATTTCGATACCGCGAATGGGTGTGGTGCAGGCCCTCGCTGACTACTTTGGTGTGCCGAAGTCTGCGCTAATTGATGAGGATATGCCATACAATCCGCGCCACTACATCAATGACGATACCCTCACCCTGGCGCAGCAGCTGCACGATGATAAGGACCTGCGGATGATGTTCGACACCGTGAAGAACCTGCCGCCGGATGCGATGCAGTACGTCAAAGAAACGCTTCTCTATTTGGAGAAGATCCAAAAACGTCAGTAAAAAGCTGTCCGTAATTTCGGACATCATATCAACTACCATAAAACCATCAAGTAAAAGGAGGAAAATGCGATGGGTGATGTTTTTGTACGCTTTTTGGGGATGCCGGAGGGCGTCAAGGGCGTAGTGCGGTTGGACGATGAGGGGGACTATAATATCTACCTTAACCCGGCGCACAGCCACGATGTCCTAAAGGACACGCTCGATCACGAAATTCGGCATGTCACGCACGGCCATTTGGAGATGGACGGCGCGGTGAACGAGATGGAGGTGGATGCCGATGGCTAAATTAAAGAAGCGCCCGGATGGGCGCTATCAGAAGACCGTTACCGTGGGCCATAAGGACGGTAAGGCCGTCAGGAAAACCGTCTACGGCAAGACGCAAGACGAACTGGACCGGGCGTATCGTGCGCTCAAAGGCGAGTTGGACAAGGGCCTCGTCCTTGTGGAGGCTGGCATCACCGTCCCGGATCTGTTCCACCGTTGGTACGAAAACGAGATCAAGGGGCAGGTCGCCGACAAAACCGACCGGGCATACAGAAGCACGGAAACGGCGCTGCGGGAAACGCTCGACGCCATCCCCGCCAAGAAGCTGACCGCCGGAATGGTGGAAGACTTCAAATGGAAATGGGCTGACCGCCCGCAGGCCCTGTTCAAGCACATCCAGCACCTGCGCGGGGCCTTGGACTATGGGATGCGCCACGATATATTGGTGCGGAACGTGGCAAGGCTGGTGCCGAACCCGGTCCCAAAACCGCCGCGTAAAAGAGCGCTGACGTACAAGGAAAAGAAAAGAATCAAAGCCGCCAAGCTGCCCGTCGCCGAACGCGCTTTTATCAGCATCCTGTACAACACCGGCGTAAGGCGTGGCGAGTGCCTTGCGCTTACGGTAAAAGACATCGATCTCAAGCGCCGCCGTCTGACGGTAAACAAGAGCATGACCGGCCCGCCGAAGACCGAAGCTGGATACCGCGTGATCAGCTTCCCGGAAGTAATGGTCGGCGAGGTATCACCGCTGATCGCGCTGCGGAAGAAAGAGGGACAGCCGCTTCTGTTTCCCAACATCGTCGGCCATGTGATGAGCAACCCGCAGTTCCAGGTGTTTTGGGATGGCATCAAGTGCGCTATCTTCGGAAGCGTGGGCAAGGCCCCGGAAGACTTCACTCCGCACCTGTTTCGTCACAACTACGCGAGTGAACTGTGCGTGTCAGGCATCCCGGTCAAGGCGGCGCAGTACCTGCTTGGCCACGCCGATGTGACCACCACGCTGAACATCTACACGCACTTCGGCTGCACGGATGTGGATCTCAAGCCGCTGGAAGAGTGGCGCACGAAATCCGAACAGCCTACAGTCAAACTACAGTCAAGCTAAATTGGCACACGCCAAAAACCACGCATTTCCGTACTATTTTGCAACCGCAGAAAACAAAAACGCTCCTACAGGAGGAGAAATGTGACTTACAAAATCGGCGCGAAAAAAGCACGGAAGAATGCCAAAAAACGGCGCAGAAGCGTCACATTCTGAGGATGTGATGGCTCTGCGCCTTTGCTCTGCTTTTATCCACTTGACTGTACTTTTAACCACTTACTACAGTCAAAACTACAGTCAAACTCCGAACCTATTCTGTCCAAAAAATCGGACAGCATTAGTCGTCATAGTAAGTACTACAGAATACCGATTCTCCCGGCATCGTGAACGTGTACTGTCCTCTCGCCACCGTCGTGTAGGGATATGTAGTCCCACTATCTTGGCCTGTGATCGTGTCAAGCACATAATCACCATATGTGTAGAAGGTAATCGTTGCGCCTTGTACGATGCTTGGGTAGTAATATGCGATCTTTGGACCAACAGAATACCCACCCACCATACAAGAGGTGTTTGCGTACGATGCGTCCGCGAGGATGTACAGCGTAGACGACCCACCGCCCCCTGTCGGTATATCGTTTACCGCGCTCACAAATCCCGCCGGAAATGTCAACGCCGCAGAGGTGCCGCCCTTTGTGCGGATCGCGTCCGCTATGCTCGTCAGTTCTGTATCTGTCACTAAGTAATCCGCCATTAGAAACTCACCCCCGATGCGCTCGGCAGTTGTACCGCCGCCCAAGCGCCGTTGACTACGCGAAGCACCTTGCCATTGTCTGAAGATGTAACCGTCGGTGGCGACGGGATGCTAATATTCCCAGCCCCCAACAAGCTGGTGTTGTTCACCTTTTTAATGTTTGTCCCAGATATTAGTTTATCTTGTTTGTCGCTCGATAAGAGTTCGACGTCGTTTTTTGTTGCGAAATACTGTTTAAGGGTGGCGACAAGTTTCGTCACGCCACCGTCATTTAGAAATCCCATTAGTCGTTACCCCCCCCGCCGCTCTGTACTGTTAGCGTTATCGTTATGTTCTCGTTCGGCATCACAAATCGTTTTCTGTTTGAATATAAAGGTATGCTTTCAAACGTGACGGTTGGTGACGATGTTATGCTTGTGATGTCATTTAGTGTGCAAACGGTGACTACTTCCCCATAAGTTGCGGATGTGATGATTTCGTTGTTTTTCCCAACAAAATGCGCCGCATAAGTGCTACTCTCCCCCGACAAGGTAATCGTATGACTCACCTCTGCCGCTTCTACCGCCGCTTCAATCTCAGCGTCCGTCATCGCTTCGGATGACCCGCCGCTCGGAGCATATAGGTCTGTTGCCGTGCCGTCAATGGTGACCGTGGCGATTTTCGTGCCGGTGCCGACAACCTGTGTGACCGACGCCTCACCAACCGTGTCGTAGGTGACATCGTCCACCCTTAACTGTTTTAAAACTGGCATTTTCTTCTCCTTATAGGTCTGTCGGGATGATCTCGTCCTGCAACATATCCAGTAGCCGTTCATTCATTACGGTGTACGCTCCAAACTTCACCGGCACTCGATATATGCGGCAACGGAAATACACCTTTGTCTTGTCCCAATCAAGGTAATCGTATGACGCAACCGGCATATAGGTGTTGTGCGCTCTGATGCTGACAGTTGGCGTACGCACGTTGAAATAGCTCGGCTTGACGCTGCTTGTGCTGTTCATTGAAGGTGCGATGCCAGCCAAGCCAACGCCATAGGTGCTGTTGTTTGCCAGCTGGAACGTGCCAGCGGCTGTCCTGTAGCCGATGAGCGATGCCGAAACCAGGCACGAAGCATATGTGCCGTAGGTCGTTGTGGTCGGGCGTACTATCGAACCATTGGAAATCCTCGCCCTTGCACCCCAATGATAAACATTGGTGAATCCGTCGTAGATGGTGTGAACCTTACCCAGCGACGCTTCGGGCGATGTGTACTCGTAGTGAACGAAACAATCTTCAAAGTAAACGTAGTTGTACGTTCCGAAATCCAACGTTTCGGTTTCGCCGTGGTAGCCCTTGCCGATACGGTCTATCGTCGCGTTGGCGTTTGCGGTTGTGGTGTACGATGTGACCCAAGTCAAGTTTTGCGCCGTTGTAGAGGGTGTGCGAGGCCAGTTTGCCGCCGAACTGATTGCCTCGCTCCACTCGACATCGCCCATCAATTCATAGCCAACGCCGCCCCACCAAGACGCGAGGATGCCGTCTGTGTCAAGCGTCAGCCGCTTGTTGGCCGAGTCGTATGTGCCTGTGATGTACGCTTCGCCGCCTGAAGATGTGCCGGTTCGCTGAACACCGTTGGCGTCGAAAAACACCTTGCCGGACACGACATCATCGATTGTTGCCGTTGTTGGCGATGTATCCGTGAAGGTCGCAGACCCGCCACCCGTGGCGGGAACCACGATAGACGGCACCGAACTATACGACGCGCCAGCTATGGTTACGTCTCTCGCCATATCTGCTCCCCACTCAACTGATACTCAGGACTTTCGTGGTCGAATCCTGTGATACCGTGGCGGCGGTCATACTCCCCTGTATGCCGAAGATACTGACCCCGCTTTTAATGTTCCCGCTCACAAGATTTTGGTCGCCGCTGATGGTCTGCTTGCCGGTCAGATATGTTCCGGCGGCAATCTCCTGTGCGCTTGTTCCGGGCGTGATGGTCGCTGCCGCTTTTGTGGTGACGGATGCCGTCAGCGTGACAGACGCGCTCTGTGCCGTGCCGGAAGAAACATACCCGGCGGTCACGACAGGCGTGATACTTACGCTTTTGGTCAGGGTCAGCGTGTTCGTGCCGGTGCTGACGGTCGCCGAAGAGCCGGATACGGTCGTCGGGCCTTTCGCAGAACCCGCCGCCACGGCCTTGGATGTCGCCGACGCATAGTAGCCAGCCGGAACCGAAACGGTGTCACCCGAAGCGGTCAGATCAGAGTCGGTCTTAGTCGCGATGTTGCCGGTGTATTTTACGCCGTTCGCGCCATATGATGTGACACCGTCGAGCATCTGCCCGCCGCTGTTGATCGTCGCGTCAGAGTTGTCAAAGAACTTGGCCGTACCCGAAGGGTCTTTCGGGATGTTAATCTCACTCACATCCGTGTAGGTTACGCCGTTGATGATAACTTTATTCGTCGCCATTTTTTCTCCTTATGATACAGTTAGGACAGAACCGTTCCAACTGATATGCCCGTAGTCACTCGGAATCGGGCCTATCGTCACGTTGTCGAGCATCCGCAGGCCGTTCGTCGGAAGCACTTGCGCCTCTGCGGACGGCGTCACGGCATAGACCCCGGTGTAATCGTCCACATCTACGATGGTCTGCAAACTCTTAAACTCCGCGTCGAACCGCTCCGGGCTTCCCCGCATCTCTGCGGTAAAGCGGTGTACGCTCGACCGAAAAGTAGCAGTAAACCTCGCCATTAAATCACCCCGTCTTTTAGAATGCGGTCAACACTCGTCCGCATAATGGTGGACTCGATTGCGTTCCCATCCGCGAACCGCGCCCGGATCTGTATGTCCACCGGCAGCTTGGAATCGAACGCCAAGG